GTCCTCTGGCAGTGGTGTATTCTGCTCTACTGAAACTTCATAGGCTACAGGTGTCAAAACAAAGTCAACATACTGTTTGATACAGTTTGGGTAAGTCATAGCACCTTGTATAATAATATCTGCCATTTGCTTCAACCCTGGACCCCAAACCTTCATCTTTTCCTTACACCTAACAATCAATGGCCAATAAATAGCCTTGAGTGCTTTTCCTGATGTAATAGAACCAGATAGCGTTTCGCTTGTTATGTTTGGTACGTCAACCTGCTCATAACCGGCTGTCTTAATTCTTTCGAGTGATGTTTTAAGTGCCTCACTATAATACATGTGCGGCTCAAGTATGCCGACCTCTGTTTTTTGGTTTTCTAGGTTCTGGTCTGAACCTAAATCCCATAATGCACCAGCTGCAGTTGATAAACTCTTAGTAGAGTTATTCTCCATATCAATTACATATTTAGTTGGATTCATGGACTTTCTTTCGGCATCCTTATCTGCGTTTGATAACTTTGAATACCACATCTCATAATCCATAAGAAGCTCAACCTCTGACTCACCAAGTGCCTCTCCTGACAAGCCATCATTTATAATAACAAATGCTGGAATGAAGTTTAACTTAGTTGGTTGCTTCTTTGTAATGTTTTCTACAAGATAACCGGCCCCATCGTACATGCTTTCTTCAATATACGCAAACCCATCACTTTCTAATGTAAACTTCTTCTTAAAGATTCTTTTTTCTGCCAGAGACGTGCTATCTTTTGCTACAATGAAACAAACAAACTTTGTGATAACATTTTGATTACCAACCTTTGTCTCATAAATAAACTGTGTAGACTTTAGGAAATTTATTGTAATGCCGTCCTCTTCATTAAAGTTTACTAGGCATCCAACTCTCTTACCTATAAAACAGTCTCTAGCTGCTTTAATAAGTATATCCTCAAACTTGTTCTTTGATAGCACAGTCTCTAACAGGTCATTCATTACAGTTAGGGCTGTTTTTGTTTCTGGTGTCACTTTACCAACATCACCTTTTGGTTCAACCTTAATGTCAGGCTGTTCTGCAAACAGAAACCTAGCCTCTTTGTTAATTAGTGATGCTGCCATCTTATACTTAAGTTTAGCAGGAACGTAATCACCATTAGTACCCTCTACTGTAAAATCTTTACCTTTCTTGTAAATCTTGTAAAACTTACAAATCTGGTTAATTTCATCTATAGTATCTTGTACAGAACAGGAAGACTCATCGTAAAGCAACGAGTATGGTATATTTGTGTATACCTTCAAATACTCAGACGTTTCCTCCAAAAGCTGCACTTGCTGCTCTTCATTTAACTTTGCCACATATTACCTCCTGTGTATTCTATAATAGCAGTTACATAACAAGCTATAGTGCATGGCAAAAAGATAATTGCAATAAAGCTTGTGCCTTCTCCGGCTATTTGTGTAGCCAAGGCGACAAATTCAAAAACACATAACATAAAAATAAGCCTACTAACTGTAAGCTTAAATATAAGCATTTTATAAGCCTTCTGTAATATCCCTTTGTTCATAAACACCGTACCCACCTTTCTTGGAATGGAAATCTTTTTGTTTAACATCTGCTACACTTACAGTATCTAAAGCATACCATATAGCACTAAGGCCGTGCGAGTCAATATTAAATTTATCATACTGGTCTAAATTCTATAACTAGTCCATACTTGTCCTCAATTTGACCTATGACCTCCTTTTTTTCTGCCATAAGCCTCTTGTACTTGCCAGCCTCCATTTCTATAACAAGACTTTTCTCTTCATCATCTTTTATTAGATCATGGTAAATATGATTGATTGCCTCTTCCTCTACTAGGTCTACTAGCCTATTAGCTGAGTAATAGTCTCTAGACTCATGGCTATAGTAGTAGGATTCAAAAGAGTCCTGACTCCTCCTCCTACTTATCTCCAAAAGTCCTAGTCTGGTAAAACCATGAACTTTGGTATTTTTCCCATCAGCCCCCAAGGCCCTATTCATTTTTCTTATCAGGTCTTCCCTATCCTTTTCTGACTTCATATCTATAAAGTCTACAATGATGATTCCGGATAGGTCCCTAATGAGCATCTGTCTTGCTATTTCCTCTA